CTATTCTCCATGTCCACTTTTGTGGTATAGGGCGCCTGATATGGGTTGTAATTGGCTGACAATACTACTGAGCCCATACCAGGGTTAGCGCTGTACGCGCTGGTCGTGCTAACATACTCGAACGCGAGCCCACCAAAGTAGTACTCGGTGTAGTTGTTAGCAGTCTTGTTTAGGAATGGGAATGTTTGGCATAGACCAGGATTCAACTGGAACGTAATCACACCAAAATTGTCCGGGTTAGTTAAAGTGTTCATATCCTCCGTCACCGTAAAATCACCCAAAAACTCGCGGTGGAATATGCGAACACGCTTGTCATCACCGGCGAATTGCAGGGGCAATCCCTTGGTATCCTTGGAGAACAATGAATTGAATCTCGGACTGTTTGTGGTGTAATCTCCTGAGCCCATCAATTTGCTGATCTTTGCTCCTAAAAATTTTCCCATCTGTGCACCACCAGGTACTCCACTGGCTGTGCCCAGAGCGGCTGCGCTGGATATTATCGCCTCCTTCATAACAGGTTTCAGTGCCTGCTTGAGTGAGGTGACAAAACCACGGTAGTCACCACGCCCCGTGATGACACCTTGTGCTTGTCCGCTCCCTTTCTTTTGCTTCTTGCTTTTCTTACCATTTGCAGGAAGGTCGGGGTCTCTTTTTGACACCATGGTTAGGTTTCTGTTGCCAAAGCACCATCGGCAGAGGGCTGCGAACCCCCCCAGAATTACTGTCATTGATTAAGGAAATCAATTGAAAAACCCTCCAGGGCTTTCCACAAAACCACCCGTTGATTCCGTGGACGTTACCACACGGACCTTGTAACAACGGAATTACAACTCTCGGGTTCACTAATGGGTTCCACCCCACAGTAACTTCCCCCGAAAGACCCCGCTTGCGCAGGTTGCTGCGGCCCGACCTATCGGGCTGGCAACAAGTTGTTTGGACCAACGTTTTGCAAGTGCATGATGTGTATGGAGTAATCCTCAGCTCGGTGAATACCGTTTTTAAAGCCTGCGATCACCATGAATAATTAGAGTGGGTTTACGACACGCCCAACTAGATGCGCACAATATTTTTAAGATGCCTCCATTGCACACGCCTAATACAACCGACCGGATCTTGGTTTTCAACGCGGTCCTACACGCGTCATTAGCTGGTTGGCCGATATCGTAAGTGGTTCAGTCTCTATCATAGACATGTTTTCCATCCACACCATACCCCTGTTGAAACACATAGACAACACAGTGAACTAACTACTTAACTACAAACTACAAAAAATTATGCTATAGCTACAAAATTGAACACTAACTACCTACACGCACATGCTGTATTTAACGTCACGCGATAGCCGAATGGCCTCATATAAATGGGTACATCGCACGACAAACCTAACAGCTCAACGCTTTAAGAGCGAAGCTGCACCCTGGTTTCC